AGGCAGGATGTTGCCCGCACAATTGGTTCGTGAAAATAGGCCCACCAGTTAGTTATACCGGAGGGGGAGATCAGATTAATGGTGCGATCATAGACAACCCCGTCCACAGGATCAGTCATAGTGACCCGTGCTGTGGCTGCAGCGATATCGCGCAGTCCGATGGTGTCGATCCGGCTGGCCAGATACAGAGTTACGCTGATGCTATCGGTGTGGGTTGTTTGGCTGCTGGATGATCCATCAAACATCCGCCACGGGTTGCTGGCTATGTTCAGGTCCAGCCACCAGAGCGGCGAAGTGGCCGGATCATGGCCCAGGTTGGCAGCCTGCAGTGACTCGTAAATTTTATGGCCCGAAATCTGGCGGTCTCCCAGCGCATAAGTTGTCGCAGGGAGATAGGTCAGGTAATCATCTTCTGGCACATTGGTAGATATCAGGTTTGTATCGGTGATTAATACAGGCCGTACACGTTTCATGCAGCCTCCCGTGCAGGTGGTAGGCCGATTTCTTCCCAATCATCCAGCATCCGTTCAATGCGCTGAATGGTTTGCAGGCCGGTGATTGATTCGCTTTTCTCCTCGGCATGGCGGGTTTTTAGCTCAATCAACAGTTCGCGTAGCAGATCTGCAAGCTCACTGGTATCTATGGGATTATCCAGCCGTTGCATCAGTGCATAGTTATCCGCAGCCGGGAAGATCCGCTCGCCTTCGTGCGCGATGATCGGCATATCTGCAGGCAGGTAATTTGTTCCCACAGCAAAACCGGGTAATTTGAGGACAGGAGAGCTGGCAACCAGCAAATTATAACTGCCGGATTGTGACTGATATGCCGCCAGGGCAGCGGTCATGTTGATTACTGCGGCCTCAACCGATAGCACGGCAGATGTGGTCCCATTAATTGCATCAATCTGCGATTTATACAGCTCCAGAGTTTGGTCAAACTGGGTCAGGTCGCTATCTAACTGCAGCTTGGCCAACCGTTGCTGCTCGGCAATCTGGCCCAGCTCTGCAGCGTACTGACGCTGTTGCAGATCATACTGTTGCTGAGTCAGACTGATTTGATTATCGGTGAGCTGCCCCAATTGGGCCAACTCGGCAATTGTGCGGGCCTTCTCTGCAGCATAGTCAGCAGCAGAGGCATAATCAGCGGCGGACATACTGCCCAGTATCTGCAAGGCACTATCCAGTGATCCATCAGTTGGGATTTTGCCGCTGGCAATAGTTGCGGCAACCTGAGTATGGGCCATGGCGCGGGTAGAGGCTGTATCTACACCTTGCAGAGCCAGGCCGTTGATGGTGGATTTAATAGTGTCGCTGAAAGCCGTCAATTGGCTTACGGCATCTTTCCCGGCCTCAACGATGGCATCGTAGATAGACTGGGTTGCGCTCAGAGCGTTGTCGAGTATTTCAGTCTGTTGGTCATATTCTGACTGCCGTGCGGTTTTTGCGGCGGAAACTGATTTTTCTAACGCGCTATACGCTGTATTTGCTGCTGTTTTCAGGTCATCAAGTTTTGCTTTTTCGTCCTGTAGTAGCCAGATCCTCTGTTGCAGAGACCACAAGGATTTGTCGAGGGCAGACAACTCTTTCTGTCTCTGCAAAAACGTAGCCTCGGCGGTTCTGCCTTCGGCCTGTAATAGTTGGATAGTCAGATCGGTGCGCTTGGCTTTTAGGGCCTCGGCTGCTGCAAGTGCCGCTGATGCAGCATTGACGGCATCGGTTGCGGCCTGGGTAGCTGCTGTTGTCGCTGCAGCGGCTGCGACTGAGGCGTCTTCAGCAGCCAGTACCTCGCGCAGCCGCGCAATGTACGCATCTCCCATGTTGTCGGATATTGCCTGCTCAATTTCACGTTGACCGGCAAGTCGCCGATCAAGGGCATCAGCTGCGTCACTCTGACCGGTGGCCTGCAGATACCGAACGTCAAGGTCTTGTGTGGCTCTCTGCACCTCTTTCAGGTGGGCAGCGGCTTCATCGGCGGCACTCATCAGGGTACCAAATGCCTCTGATACGTTTATCAGGGCGGCAAAGGTGCTTGCCGCAGAATCCGCTTGTTTTTGATATTCTGCCGATAATTGGACATCAGCAACCGTAGCTGCCAAATCGGTATACTTTCTAATATCGGAGCTGATTGATTCTACAAGATTGCGAAACTCTTCACGGGTTTTAGGTACCTGCAAGGTGGTGGCGGCCAGCGTTTTTTGGAGCTCGTCTTGTGCCCGTTGTTGGGCAGCGGCTGTTTCGGCAGTAGTGGCGGGGAGTGTCGCCAATACACGGGCCAGACTGTAAAACTCATCTGCGGTTTTTGGCACCTCCAAACCCAAAGAGGTTAGTTTTTCAGCCTCACCCTTCGCCAGACCTAAAAAGTTACCAGCCGAATCAAACGCACCAGCCAGGGTGCGGTCTACTGTTGTTGTTACATTTTTAATCGCAGCCTCATATTGATTGTTAGCCTGCAGCACGGCATCGGCATTGATCCGTGCAAAGGCCCTATTCAAGTCAAGCTGGGCTTTTTCCGATTCCCTCACTGATTGCTCGGCATCGGTGAATACAGCAGCAAAATAGCTTTCAATGGCCTCGCTCATTTCATCCGTACCACCCATGACATCAGCGATCTTGCTTGCCATGTTGGCACCGGATAGACCTTCCAGCAAAGTTATACCAGCCAGCTCTGCTACATCGTTAAAGGCGGTAAGGGCGGTGCTTAGTCTGATCAAGGCATCAGAAGCGTTTTCACCTGCTTTAGCGTATTCTTCCAGGCCGTCGAAGGTTTTTGCAAATGCATCCATTGATGATTGTAAAAATCCTTCCAGAGCCTTTTTGATATCCTCTTCCTGCCAACTTCCATCAAACCAGATCCCACGGGATGATACCTGTTTGCTGGCATCCATCCCCAAGCCAACAGCGGCTGCATTCAGCGATTGTAAGGCATCGTTGAATATTGCATTAATGCCGGTAGACCAGGTGTCATCTGCAAATTTATTACCGGTGGATGATGAACTGATGACCGATCCCTGCAACAGACCATAAGCCCTGCTGACTAGGCTTGCTCCAATACCCTCTTCAAACGTTGCTGCAATCCGCTCGAATACATCGATCATATTGCCAATTGCTAGACTGGCTGATTCTGCGGATTGTGCCAGCAGTTGCAGGGAGTCATTTGAAGATGATTGCAGAGGGTCTTGTAGTGCCAAGCCGATCTTGGTGCCTACTGTAGATGATCCGGTACCGCCACCGCCAAACGATCCGGCTGACACAGTTGGTATAGTGGCTCCACCACCAAATGTCGTCGATTGAATTGCTGCAATTTGAATAGCACCCATTGCTGCAGTGGCAAATGATGCAGCCAACGCCAGAGGCCAAGGTTGTAGCGTCATGGCACTCATAATACCGGCAGCTGTTCCCATTACTGCCGCCGCAGTGTTGTACGCTTTTGCTGTTTCAAATCCCTGCCTACTGGTCTTATCCTGTGTATCAGCCAGCCCCTGAAATATTGATCCGGCAGCCCCTACATAGGCGCTGTACATAGATAGGTTAGAGCGAGTTTCATCGACAACGCCGTCTTTATTCTTAATGGTGTAGTCTTTGCGCAGGGCTGCCAGGGCTTTTTCAAATCCGGCAAGCTGAGGAAATGCCTTTGCAGCCTGTTTGATAACATTTTCCCAACCATCGATAGATTGGTTGCGCTGGCTGGCTGCGACGTCTTTATAGAGCTTTTGAGCCTTGGCGATCATGAGAGCAGAGAGTGATTCATATTCGTCAAGTTCAAGGCTGTTTGCGGCTATCTTCAGATCAATATTTTGCTGGATTAACTCGGCTTCACGACGATACCGCTCCTCCATGGCAGCCCGTTGCTCGGCGTAGGGATCATTCATCATATCAATGTTGATGTCGGTGGTTTGGTCCTTGATGGCGTTAATACGATTGGTTTCTTCCTGGGCAGCTTTAAGCACCTTAACCGCATCAACCTGCTCATAAATAGCCTTGGTCCGGGCATCCAACTGGACACGCGAAATCTTATCCAGCGCCAGCTGTTTCATGGCGGCCTGATAGGTGTCGCCACCCAAAGATAAAAGCGCCTGCTCTGCAGAGAGTTGGTCTTTGGTATTTTTCAGCTGATCTTTTTCAAGATTGATTTGAGCGCCTTGATGGATACCATCCAGCTGCTGTTTCAGCTCAATCCCCTTGGTTAAGGTTTTGGTCAGCTCCTCTTGTAATTTGGAATATTTGATAGCCTGGTCGCTGTACGGATCTTTACCTGCACCCATGGTGTAGATAACGCTTTCGCGCATTTCTTTAACCCGTTTGTTGTTGCGCTCTATCTCTTTTTCAAGTACCCCGGCCTCAAGACGCTCTTTTTCGCGGATAAAATCTGCAACGGCGATCAGGCCCTGCTCTTTTTGCCATTCCAGGGCAGCAACCTGATTCTTTGCCGCAGCCTTGGCGCCAGCATCCTCCCAGGCCCAATAAGCTTCCTGCCAGCGACGGTGGGCGTCAAAGGCTTCTTTCGTTCGGTTGAAGTCGGTAGTAGTGCCTTTTTTAGCTTCTCCAGGCTGATCTTTACCCTTTACGCCAAACGTGCCCAGTGCAGATTCGTTGCTCTTTTTCAGTCCCTGTTGCCATGCAACCGTTTTGTCCAGGAACTGATCCATAACGGTACCCATGCCGTTAACCGATGTTTTAAATCCGGTACCGGTTTTCTGCAGTTCTGCAGACCAGCCCTTCATATTTTCAACAGCCTTGCCTTTAAAGATGTTGCCAAGTGTTTCACCAGCACCCGCAAAATCACCAGTAATGCCCTGCCATGCTGCTTTCATAATCACGCCAAGGGATTCTCCAACGGCGTACATGGCGTTAAGTAGCAGATTGCCAAAATCCCAGGCACCCTTTAGCAGGTAACTGAGGATTTCATTGATTTTGCCTAAACCGGCAGCAACTGCAGGCAATGCAACAGCAAAGATCCAGCCCCAGCCATCAACGATCTTCAGCAGCCATCCCAACAGAATCAGTACCGCATCGGTCACAATTCTGAGCACACCACTTTGCTTAATGAACAGCTCATTAATGGTGTCGATCACGCCTTGGATAACCAACCATGCCTTGTAGAGCGGATTGGCAATAAACAGGTAGATGTTCTCTATAATTGACTGTTTGATGCTTATCTTTTTAATGGTGCCGTCAACGTTGCGTTCAACGTCCAGGAAGGAGGTGGCTATGGCCTGCACACCATGTATAACCGGCTGCATCAGTGGAGCCATGCCGGTTCCCATGGCTTTTTGAAAGGCATCCTTCAGGTTAGAAATAGCACCGTCCCAGGTACCCTCAAATAGCCGGGAAGCATAGGTGAAGCCTTCAAGGCGTTTAGTGATCTCATCATAGAGGGTTTTCTTGGCGGTCCATTCCTTGACCATTTCGCGGGTAATGCCGAGGGATTTAGCAAGCTGGCTGTTGTTATCAATATTACCGGTCAGCATATCGCGGGATTCCTGCACGATCTGGTTCATCGGCAGGCCCATCGCTTTGACGCTGTTTGCCAGCAGGCCGGTCAGGGTGACGGTTTGCCCCATGGTCAACTTGGCCGCAAGTGCCGGGGCAAGCAGGGCCTGATACACGGTAACAATCTCTTGATAGGTGACCGCCGTGGACATGGCAATCACTTCCAGCTCTCGTTGCTGCTGTGCAGCAATCTGCATGGCAGCGTTGAACTTCTGTTGGCCTTGCAGCTGTTTGCCCGAGGCATCAATGATGTTGGTCATTGAGTGCAGGATACCGGCAATACCAAGCTGGCTGTTTTCAAGGGTACGGTTGTAATCAAGCGATACCTTGAGCAGCGCTGTAAATACATCCAGGGCTTTTTGAGCACCGTACCAAAGGGCAGCACCAGTCGTTAATCGCTCCAGCGACTTTTGCAACTGTTCCGTACAGGTGGTGACCTTCGCCATATTAGAGCGATAGTTGCTGGCATTACGTTCTGCAGCAGCCCCAAAATTATTGACATGACCAACCGCTGATTGCAGGCCGGATGCTACCGGTTCCAAGCCAATCAGTTTCAGTGCTATTGCTACAGTATTTTGAGTGTTTGCAGTTGACATGCGGCGCCAGTGGTTCTAAGATTTTTGTATGAGAGACGCTACCTTGTTTACCCTTTTCATACTGTTCAGTTTTTTGTGTCCACCAATTGGATTGGCATTTATGGTCTGGTGGTCTCTACCTGCAAGGCATTAATTAGGGCAGGTAGCGCACGCCCTCTCCAACCCTCCACCCAGATTCAATTTGCATTCATCCAGATGTGCCCCATCGCAAAATTCACCAACCGCTTGATGCTGTTTTTCCGCCACCGGATTGCTGCTGCCAGTTTTACCGCCTGATGGTTTATAAGCGGCCCGCCATGCTGTATCCATCGCCCGTAGCGCCTCAATCTCCCACCGAGTAGGTTTATGCCCGGTCATGCTGGCCCAGGCCTCCAGATCACGATATTTGATGGCATTGGGGATACTGGCCCCGCCACCCATGCCTGCAACTATGGTGAAGCTGCGATCACTGCTGATGTCGTTGAACCAGGTGACCAGGTGCGCCGTGGCGTGGTTAAGATCGCTGGCCTCAACCCCCTTGCCACGGCACAACTGCTCGGCCTGTTGTTTCAACTCATCAATCAGCCCTGCAAAAAATTGGTACGATCTCCAATAGCCTGGTCAATCTGTTCCTTTAACCATGGCAGCTCTTCGTACACGCGCCTGACGTTCTCGGGGGTGCAGGGCAACCATTCATCTGTGTTCAGCTCCAGTTCTAGCCGGTCGCCAGTGGCCCACCCTTTGGTGCAGGCCACAAGTACGTCCATTGCCTCGGCCTCCAGCTCCTCGGCAGTCATGGACAGTTGATTACCACGGCGCTTTTTTTGCTGCTCCAGGCGGCGGTTCAGTTGCTTGCGCTGGATAGTCTTGTAGCTGTCAGAATCAGTGCCACAGACAACAATGGCAATACCCAGAGGCAGGTTGGTTGTAGGGTGATAGATATCGATTGCAGCGCCGATCTCTGAGGTGATTTTGGTGGACAGGGTTGCTAATGCCATGGGGTAAATCCTTTCTGTTTTGGGTGTATGGGGGTTAAGGGTCAGGGGGTAGGGGCGTATGGCCATACGCCCGTACGTTTTTCGCCCCTTGCCCCTGCTATTTTACTTCACAAACTCCAGCTTAACTTCATCATCGCCGGTTACCATTGCCAACTGCATGTCAAGATCAGCGGTCATGTTACCTGCTCTGTCTCCTGACCCGACCTTGGTGTAAACGCTGTTGGGAGCCCCAAGCGTAAACCGGTTGTAGTCACTGCTGCCGATCGGGCCGATTGACAATTCTGCCGATGCGCCGCTGGTCCACTTGCCCATAAAGTCGTATGCAGTGGGCAGCACCACCTCAGGATCAATCTTACCAGTGGGCTTGCGTCCAGTCATAAGCGCCGAGAGATACCCCTTAGCAGCGCCAATGGAGGAACGCAGTTGGATCTCGTTACCCATATCAATGGAGAACGATTCGCAGATGGCAGCGTAGGCATCAATAGTGAGGCTGGCACCAAGCACCGTAGGCGGCTTGATATTGGTAAACGTGGGGGTGATCATGGTGGCCACAGCGGTACCGCCGTAGACGCCGGTGAACTTGAAATCAGCAAAGACCGGTTCACCGATCTTGCCGGAGAAGGAGACCGTACCCCGGCAGCCGTACAGCTTGCGGACCATGCCATCTTCATAGAGCCAGATGGTGAGGGAGGGGATACCGGTGGAGGCGGGCAGGTAGGTGACCTTTTCAGACCCAGCGGTCAGATCCACGGTTTCGGCAAATCCACAGGCCCGGATGAAGGTTGACAGATCAGGTTTGTTGTCGACAGCGTATGCTGTGCCGGTGCCTTTCAGCTCCACTTTAAAGTTGATCGTTCCCGACTGAGCGCCGGGGATCGGCTCCATGTTGGACAGTGTGCCCATCATGATATTGCGGTCATACATCGAGATATCTGCGTCAAACTTGGGATCAACGGCAAGGATGCCGCCATCTGCAACCGTGATTGCCTCCATGGTTCCCTCAACCGTTTCAATTTTGGCGGCCAGGGCTCTGCGTTTAGTTAACATTATTTACCTCCTTTGGGTTTAGGGGGGGCCGGTTCTTCGGCAGGTGGTGGATCTGCATTGACCGGTTCGTACGGTAGGGGCACGGCGGGCCGTGCCCCTACAATGGTGGTTTCTGATGCGTCGTTAATGGTTACCTGCATAGGTGATACTCCTTTCGTTAAGGGACGATACGTTCAGTGATAACAATATGAATCTCTGCGGTGTGGCACAGGATGTTGCCAAACATCCGATCATCTATCAGTGGCACCTGCACCGGTGAATTATCGGGATCATTGCCGTCCCGGTACTCCCACATGGCAGCGGGATCAGCCGGGGCGGCGGTGCGAAACGAGGTGCGGATTTTATCAATCAGTGTCTGAAACGCTTTGCTGCTGGCAGCAAGGTCATTCAGCCCCATGTAGCCACGCACAACCATGGTGTGGTGTGCAAAGTGACATCCCCGCTGGTTTTCAGTGATCTGCTTACGGGTGATCTCCCAGCCAAGCACCTCTTTTTTCCCGGCGGCCACATCACGGGCAAATAGGTTGATGAACTTGGTTAGGTCAGAAGCCTGGCGCTCATAGTCATGCACCAGACCAATACCGGTAATAGCGGTCAATTTGGTTTTGATGTCGGTTGCAAAATCCTGGTACTCAGCCATTTAATTCCACCGCCATTGCCAGGCCATCGGCCTCAGCCATCTGTTGTATTTTTGCCAGATTCTCTGTCAGGGCCTTTTCAAACATGTGTGTCCCTTCAAAACCTTTTTGACCAATCTTGCGACGAACCACGTATTCAATCCGCTGGGCAGCCTTTGCATCCAGCCCCAATTTCAGTTGCAACCAATCCAGCAAAGCCCCCTTGGGCGGCATCCCTTTGCCCGGCCTACGTCCTTTTTCAACCACCAGGGCATGGTTGGCGGCTGATGCCACAATCCCCTTAACCAGAGGGGTGCCCTTGCCCTGTATATCCGGCTGGATGGAGGCCAGCAGACCACCTTTTGCACCGCCTACGCCCTGGGGCGTCCGCTTCTTGACTTCAGCCAGCAGAAACATGGTGGCGTTAACAATAAACCGGTCGGTATGCTGTTGGATCACTGCCGGGGCCTTACCTTCCAACAGCGTTCCCTTGGCAGAGACTGATAATTTCAGTTCCATATCAACGGCCCCAGCGGGTGCGGCGTAGCGGTGGCGCTGCAACCACTGCTGCAGCTGGGGCAGCATCTTCATCATCCAGCCCCAGGGCAGCCAACCCTTTGCGGCGCAACTCAGTTGCCAGACGGCGGTACTGATCGGTTTTGCTCTGATGATCAACGCTATCGGCCTGAAGAGTACTGTCCATGCTGTTGCCGTAGGCAGCTGCCAGCTGCAACAGGCAGATAGCAGCGGCGATATCGGCAACCGGCTCAACATCGGTGGCAGGCAGGGTGGCCTCGGTATGGAGCACAACAAACGTGCAGCGGATTGATTCAGTGGCTGTTGGTGACAGATCAACCAGCCGGATAACGGTGGATGTGGGGGATTGATAGAGCGCCCAGCAGCCGGGCTGCAGGAGATCGGCAGGTACGTTGCCGATCGGATATTCCAGGGAACGGACCTCGGAAAAATCAGCAGACCACTCAACCGGCAGCGCCAGATCATGGCTGTCGGTACCCGACAGATCACGCACCAGGACGCGGGGTTTGCCTTTGCTATACCGTGCCAGTGCGGCGGTAATCGCATTGTTGTAATCAGCGGGGTCGGACAACTTTGTAGCGTCGTCCTTTACCCGTGCTATGACCAGATCGTAGAGTGCCATGGGCCGACTATAGGGGATGTGGCGTGGTAAGTATTTTTAGCGCGGGAAAAAGAAAAGCCCCTCTCCTGATTAGGAGAAGGGCTCTTTTTTGTGCCTTGTATCCTGACTGGATCAGGATGTCAAGGGTTAGGCTACAACCGCACCATACAAGCCACGATAATCAACCACGGCCCCGCCATAAATATGGCGGATTTTATAGGTCAGCTTGTCGTTACTGAACATGCTGCCCACGTTGGGCATATCCTGGACAAACAGTTCAGGATCTTCCTTGCCATCCAGAAAACCCAGCTCAATACAGGGGATATCCTTTGGATCAGCAGCCAGGTACCAGTTGTTCAGATCAGTCCAGGTTTTAACCGCAATAATATCCCAGGTCTGACGGCGAACCGCATCAGGAGACGTAGGGGCAAATCCAGCAAGGTTAGGCTGAGCAGTCAGTTCATAGCCGGTATCTTCAAGATCGGTTGGTACGATCAGGAAGCGAGGGCCAATTCCCAACGGTTCGGCTGATCCGGCCTCGGCTTGCTTCATCATAGCCAACCGCCCAGCCTGTAGCGGGGCTTTAGCCAGGGCCGCAGCGCCAAGGTTTGCGTGATCTGCATGGAACAACGCCTTGGCATCGTAAATAGCCGCATTGCTGGACAGGAACCCAAACACAAACTTGTACAGGGTACGTGCGCCTGACCGGGCAAGCTTAATCGGCACCCGACGGATCAGACCGGCGTCGTCGTTGCGGATCGCTTCAAGGGTAATGTCCTCAGTACCACCCTTCTTAGCGGCTGCGTAGGTTGCCTCTTCATCATCAGGCGTAGCCAGTGCGCCGTATGCTGCCCCTTGTGCCACAGTGGGGAGATCGCCATAGCCGCCCATACGGGGGCGGTGCTGAGTGCGGAAATCGTTCAGCGGTACCACGTCAACGATTTTGCGCCAGTCATCCAGGCCGGAGGCATTGTATTCAGCCTGCATGCGGCGGGTCAGGGCATCACCCAGGACCAGGGCAAAGGTAGTGCTGTCAACCGATGCAGAGAGGCGTGAGGCATCGCGCAGATCACCGGATATCCGCATATCACCGGTAATGTCCTGGTAGCAGGCCTTGAATGAGGTCACACCGTTGTTGGAAAAGAAGTCATCCAGCATTTTGCCGTGCTTTTCAGACTGATCAGTGGTCACCCGTACATCACCGGCACCGGTTACCACGCCTGAAGCGGTCAGCTTGTCCAGGGTTTCCTTTTCAGCCTTAATGGCTGCCTGAAGCTGGTCTTTAGTAAATACCGTGCCGCTGTAGCTGGCGCGGAGCTTATCCTGTACTGGCTCCGGCAGTTTACTTGCTGCCAGGCTGGTGGTCAGGATCATCTCACAGGCCAGTACCCGCATTTCATCCAGATCCTGGTTGTCAGCAGCAGCCTGCACCTGGGTAACTGCAACAGGTTGCTCCATAGCCGCAGCAATACGTTCAATCGCCTGATCTTCGGTCATGGTACCGGCTTGCAGCCCCGCATTGATCTGGCCAGCAAGGGCCGGACGTACCGCCACAAGGGCGGCCAACAGTTTTATCAACATATCAGTTTCCTCTTTCTGCCCAGCCTCTACGGCTGCAGCCAGTTTTTCTAAAAATCCCCCACCGGCGGCGGGAGTATGCACAACATCAACCTGGACCGCCTTAATAACGCCAGGTGCCACCATTTTCTTTCCGGCCACTACCTTTTGCACCTTGGTACAACTGACATCCACGGACAGGCCGTAGACATAGGGGATACTGTTTGACTCACAGGCAGTCAGATCATTACTCAACCAGACTGCCGATGGCATGATCACCAGGGTGGCATAGATACCATCCGCCTCTACCGACGCGGCAGTCAGTGCCCCCACCAGCTCACGGGGAGATTTGCCGAACCGCTTGGCCTTTTCCTGGTGTTGGGAATCGTTCAGAGCGAATACCTTGGCACCGTTAAACAGATCCACAGCAGCGGTTAGAGCAGCCTGGTCCCAATAGACGCCATTTACATCCTGACCAAACTTGACCACACAGGTGCGCCACTTGGTTCCGGTATCGTCACCCTCTGCAGCAGCCATAATCTGACAGGCAGCCTGGAGCGGGATGTACTCAACCTGGCGCTTCACCTTGACCGCATCGCCTAGGGTCACTTTACCGTCGATCACAACATAGGAACGCTTGAACAGGTCTTTACCCTGTTCGTAAATCACACTGTCCGCGTACATTTCGCAGATGTAGGCATAATCATTCCTGGGCAGTATGGCCGTAATGATGGCATCCCGCACCAGATCCCGTGTCTGTTCAAAACTCAGAACCATGATTGCCCCCTATCGCTCCACCTGGTGTTTGGTGCCGTCAGACAGAACAATAGACACCTCATCACCATCAATCCTCCAGGACATGACGTCATCAACAGTAGCGGCCCGCGTAAACGGCTGGTACCGCTTGACAGACCGGCCATTATCACCGGCCTCTGGTTTAACCTCTTTTGAACCCGTAAACACCAACCCTTTCAGCCAGGCCGGGTCAAACTTGATTTGAGGGACATCAACGGCAACGCGACCGGTCAGCACATCTCCAACAATGTGGTCTTCAATATCGGCCATCCGTTGACCCAGGGCGGCAAATTGCTGTCCCAGCTCCATAATCATCTCATGCAGCGCTCTGATGGTTACTGCATCAGCCTCTGCCGTCTGGGCCTGCTGATCCGCTGCAGGGGGTTGTGGCGCGTCTTTGCCCTGTTTTTTTGTCTCGGTTTTTTCCATGATCAATCCTTTCCTTTGTAGGGGCCTTTCGGCTTGTTTGCCGCTGCCTGTTTTTCCTTCCAATCATCCAAAAACTCTTCTGCGCTGTACCAATCCGTCATGTACGGCACCAGATCACAACCACAGTACACGCTGTTGGCAGCCCCGCCTGCCGGATCACGGGGGTATTTCATGGCTATGCCGCCAATCAAAAACTTCTCATCAGCCTTCACATGCTGGCCATGGGCAGCCACATGGGAGAGCCGGGCCTGTTTAGGGTGACCGGCATGCAACCACATCTTTTCCATCTCAGGCAGCACCTCTTGCGCCTTATTAATGCCCAGCTCGGTCGACATACTGAAGGCCCGGCCCACCTCCGTATCAACAATCGTAGCGGCCCGCTGTTGAGCGGTCATAAAACTATTCTGGTGCGCCCCCAGACCAGCCCCCAGAATGGCATCGGCAATCTGCCCCGGTGTTTTCTGGCCCAGGATGCCCAGGTGGATCTCTGCGTTAATCCGGCTCTGTAGATCAGTGGCCACGTTACCCAACTTGCTGGTGGTGAATTCAATCAACGTATCAAGCAGGTTGGTACTGATATGGCCGATGCCGCTGTACACCCCGGCAAGGCTGGCCACGGTGGGTACAAATGATGTGCCCTGGTTCCAGACATCTGACAGCGCCGTGGTCACTTCACGCCCGGCAGCGCTCTGCCAGGTAGACAAGTGTCTCTCAATTGACCGCATGGTTGCCCGCATATTCAGGGCGGCATAGCTCTCTGCAGGGATGGCCACCAGTTCAGCCGCAATCTGTTTCCTCAACTCTGCCAGCAGACGGACCACCGCATCGGTACCATCCAGCTGACGGGCGGTTTTTTGGTTGAGTTGCGAAAGTATGGTCTGTGTGACAGTTGGCATCGTTTCTCACTTGGCCGCGTGGCGGTTTATAACAGGTGTTACAGGGCTGTTTATGGTTGCGTCCCGACATCCGTAGCGTCTGGGGGGCTCTGAGGGGCCACAGGCGGTACAGGGCGTTTTTTGTAGTCAACCGCTTCAGGCGGCAGATCATCCTGTTCATCCGGGTCATATTCAAACCCCAGCATGCCCAGACAGAAAGAGAACATCCGGGCGGCCTCAGACTGATCGATCCAGCCGTTACCCTGGGCCACCACCAGGCTGGTGGAGACATCCCGCAGCATGGTGGAGAGTTTGGCCAGATCCTTGTCGGTCAACGGCGGGGTGCTGATGGTGTACTTGTAGGCCTCATCTTCAGGCACATTCAGGTAGGATGCATCCAGGGCGCTGCTGATAACAAAATCAGCAATGGTCTTCAGCACGGCGGTGGAACGGTTCTGACGGCTGGTTAGCTTCATGAGGGTGGGGCGATCCATGGCATCGGCTGTGGCCCGGTTACTGCCGTCAGGGTCGGCATACCAGTGGTTGGGCAGGCTCTTGGCCCCCAGCACATGGCGGCGTTGCATCCGGCTGGCAGCCTCGGCATCCGGGGCCTTTAGATCAGGGGAGACGGCAACCGACTTG